CAAACTCGCAACATATTCCTGGGGATCGCAGGCCGCCCAATAGGTTGGGGCTAAGCCCTGTTCCAGAAACAAGCCAAGCGCACCGTTTAGAGCCAGCGTAGGCCCTAACATCGCGCGAAGGTCGGCCTGCCTGGCAGTTGGGCCATTGGCTATGACCGTGACGCGCCGCCTCTGTGTGGCTTCCGGTAGCCCCAAGTTTAGGCTTTTCGCTATCTGCTGGCGGCAGATTTCGTCTGAAACAGGAAGAATAAAGTCGAACCCGACAATTTCCGTGCCGGGCTCGATTTCTTCACGAGCCACGCAACACGATCCACTTGGTCGTGTTCACGGCAACATACTTGTTGACCTTGTTCACAGCCAGAACGGTATCGGTGGCATTGGTGGCAGCAGCGCCAATCTTGCCATTCGTGGCCGGATAGACCTTGGTGGCAAAGGTTGCGCCATAGTTGCCAACTTCAACCTCAAGGCCGGTCACAGCCGTGGGAAGACGGACGCCCTTGCTGGAGGCGGTGGCAGTCGTCACCAAAGCCTTACGGCTTGTGATAGCCGTGGCGCCACCCTGCGTTGAACCGGCCGAAGCAATAAACTGCGGCGTAACAGTAAGCGTGCCGGCCAGCGTTTCAGAGGTAGAGGCGCTGAAGGTCGTCGCCGTGACCGCACCCGGCGTACCATTTCCGGTCAGGTTATTGATCTGGGTAACGAGGGCGTTAAGCGCCTCGCCAGTGACAAGGCGAAAGCCCTGCAAGAAATTAGGAATTGCGGCCATGTTAGGTTCCTTCAGGGTCGGGAGGGTGAATTAGCGCAGCACAGACCCGCAAACGCGGCGCTAATAAACGGTATCGCTATAGACGTTATAGAGGCCGCCACGATTTAGCCCGACAGGCATACGCAGGCGGGGGATTTGGGCGTTCATATTCCTGATTGTACTCAAGCTGTCAGTAGCGAGCGCGACCAAGGACGGGTCAGGGGGTAGCTGGTACATCGGCCGGACCCGGCAACCGAGATTATACCGCAGCGCACCGAAATACTGGCTGGGAAGATTGATCGTATCCGCAAGGTTAGCGAACTGCGCGATCTGCGCCTTGACCAGAATGTGCAGCTCATACTGAGTGGCTGAAATCACCGGCCACGGGTACACAATGCCCAGAGGGAACGCAGCGTCATAATAAATATACTGCGGGATGGTCGAAAGCTGCTTGAGGCCAATCCGGTTGTAATCCTCTCGGCTTTCCAGGATCGCCAGCGGGTAATCAATCTTGTTAGGCGATGATGCGGTGATTAGCTGCCGGAAAAAGCAACCATCCTCTAGCCTGTCCGGGCGCTGCATGGTGCCGGTGTCAATGTCACCGCCCGGTCCCACGGTATAGCTTTGGGCGCCTGTGGACACCTTGGAAAGATCAAGGAGGTGATAGATAAGCCACCGCTTCGATGCCCACTCTCCAATAAGCATATTGAGCGTGTCGAAACAGTCGTTCGTATCTTCCGCCGAAGCAGTCTGCCCCACGCCGAGAACCCCGGTATCCTTCAGGACAAGGCGGATAATGTCAGCGGGGGTTGTGACGGTCACAGGTCAGCCGTTTCCCGTTCGATGGTGGCGCGGAGGCGGTCAGTCTTCCAGCGAGCATCGACCTTGATATTCTTTTCCTTGGCGATCTGAAGCAGGATTTCCCGCTCGTCATTCACGCCAGAAAGGATCGCAGCGGGGGTCGGCGTTGGAGCCTCATCAGCAGCAGGCTTGGGATCGGGAACGGCCTCTTTCTTCTCAAGGGCCGCAAAGTAAGCCGCTTCTTCTTCGGCATCATTCACCAGATGACCATTCTTGGTGCTGGCGGGGTCAGGATAAACCCACTTCGGAAACTCCACAAAGCCGGCAGGACCATCAGGCAGTTTGATGTGTGCATAATGGAAATTGGTGATCTTCAGGCCGGGTGCGCTCAAGCGTGTCTCCTAAGATATGAGGCCATTGCCTCTAGTAATTCGGGGTTATCGTCTGTCCTGCCGAGAGTGGCATTGCAGCGCCAGCAAAGTAACGCCCGAAGGGTATTCTTCGCGTGGCAATGATCTACGGCTAGGCGCTTTACCTTACCAGTAGATTTGTGGATTGCAGTTTCAGGCTTCCGGCAAATAGCGCACTTATGGTCCTGCGCCCTATCTAACTCCGCGTACTGTTCTGCTGTGATGTTGAACCGGCGCTGAACGTCGCGCTTATGCTCAAAATCGGGAATGCGCTGCTTCTTCTCAGCCCATTTTCTGGCGTGCCATTCTTTATCGGTTTCACCCTCTTGTTTCTCTAAGAGAGGTCGCCACTGAAAGTTATTAGGCCCCCAGGGTTTGGCTTGGTGGATTTTATCCAGCCTGTAGTTTTGGCCGGGGCAGTCGCCAATGTCGTTGGTAAAGGCCCAAAAATCTAACCACGCCGAAACGCAATCTACCTTCTTTTCGTGCCAGCGAATGTAATGCGGATGATACCGCTTATTCTTTCTGGGAGGCAGAACAACAGAACCGTGGTTCGCATATCGCCAGTAATGCTTGCTGCAATATGCGGGATTTTTACGATGGGTGAGGAACACACACCCTTCAACTTCACATTTTACGTCCATTGACCTTCTCCACTAGGAACACGAAGCAATATCGCATTCCTAGTGGGTCGGGGCAATTAAAAGTTAGTCTCCGCTAGACTGTACCAGCGACGATGCAACTCCACTCTGGCCGGACGAACAACCACCCGAATAGCACATCCAAGCGATCCGCCGTCTGGTCCGTGCCGATGACGTACTGAGTGACAGCGCGCATGGACACTCCGTCCATCTGCTCGCGGGCACCCTTCACATTCGGCGGCATTTCCAAATCGGCGGTCACCATCGTCACGGCCTGCTTGGCATAGACGAAGTTCTGGCGATAGGTGGCACCCGCATTGGCAACCAGCGCCATCGCAGCACCATTGGCCGGCGAAGCCGTCACGGTCTGATACTGCACCGCATTGCCCGCATTCGGGGGAACGATGGCAGGATAGATAGTGACGGAAGTTCCACCAGTGGCAACATCAGCGGTCACAACGAACTGCTGAAGCGAACCAGTGGTCTGCTTGGTGACGCGGTTCACGCCATTCACACCGGCAAAGGTGATGATGTCACCCTTTTTCAGCGTACCCGTAATGGCATTCACCGCAATCGTGGTGCCAGTCTGGGACGCGCTGCTGACCGTGCCGCCGGCCGAGAACGTGCCAACAGTATGGTTAACCACAGTCTGATCCATGAACCATTCAAAGTTCAGGGCGTCATACATGCGGGCATTTTTGTACTGGCGGGAAATGTCCGAGGCGGGATTGAACAGGCCCGACAGGCTGGACACAGTGCGCGCCATCGTGAAGGGGTCCAGGACGGCCTTGCGGTTCTGAACCTGAGCCGAAGACTGGTCCAGCTTGGCGCCGGCCGTCAGCCAGGTTTCAGAAGTCGGGGCGATGACGTTGTTGGAACCATCAACATTCGCAACATAGTTGCAGATGCCGCCTTCCGCGCCATTAACCACGGTACCCGCAAAGGCGCCCTGAGCAACGGTAACGCCGGACATGATCGTGGCGGCAACGTTGCCGGCCAGATTGTTGATCTTCGGGGCAAGGATGATTTCCGAGTAGTCATCCAGGCTCATGGTCATATCCACCGAATTGAACGAGGTATCAACATGGCGCTGGGTTGCCACGGTGATAGTCGTCTGCTGTTCGTTGGTATCCTGAACGCTCAGGGCCGGACCATCCGAAACCACATAGTCGTTGGGCAGGCGGATACGGAGCTGCTGGCCGATCTTGGCGCCGGTCTTGGCGAAAGACGGGTCATATTGCTTGTCGATGTTGCCGATGAAGGCATTGGAGTTCATGAACAGGCGGATCGCCTCGCGGGTGATCCCCCCAATAGTCAAAAGGGTATTAGACATAACAATTCCTTTCTGCGAGGCGCGGTGCGCCTCTGTTGGTTTGGGAAAATGGCGATGGAATGAAGGCGTTAAGGGTGCCAACGGACCACTGCCGACCAAGCAGAAAGAGTGCAAACGGAACGCTCTAGGAGCGCGCAGCTAGGATCGGGTTTTCCAGTTCGTGACGCTGGTTACACGCGGGACATGGCTATACCGGCCAAGGCGGTTCAGGCTTAGTGTGTCTTTGAACGGGCCGCAATGTCAGCGCGGCGCTTCTCCATCCAAACCTTGATGTCGTCGGCTTCGGACGGGGCAGTTGATTTGGCCGTACCGCCTACCTGTGTAATAGGGCGGGGGGCCTGTGAGATTGGCTTGGCCGGCGCAGCCGCAGTTGTCGCAAACCTTGTCAGCGCCGCAATCATCTTGCGCGGCTCAAGAGCCAGGATGCGTTCAGCCTCATCGGGGTTATCCGCCAGCATGGCAACAACCTTGTGGCCTTCCGGCATCACATCTGGGTCGGTGACAATCGCCATGAAGTCGGGGCTATCCCCGGCGCCCATGGCCGCAACCGTGTTGCATTTCTCGTTGAAGGCTTCGAGGCCGTATTCCTTGGAACCGGCGTCCAACCATGACTTGGTGCGCTTGTTGGCGCTTTCGACCTGGGCCACGCGCTGGGCTTCGGCCCTAACAGCGGCTTGGAAATCTTCCGCCGTATAGCCCTTGGGAGCGTCACCGGGCGGGTTGGCAGCGGCTTCCAGTAGAGCCAAGCGGGCTTCAGTAGCCTCCCGCGCAGCCCTTTCCTCGGCCTTCTGGCGGGTCAGGGCGTCAATGCGGGTCTGATACCAGGGGGTGCGCTTGGGCTTTTCCGGGGCGGCTTCGATAGCCGCCTCACCGCTAGCCGGTTCCGGTTCAGCCGGGGCTTCGGGTTCTTCGGCCGGCGGATCGGGGATAACGACAGTTTCGGGGACTGACCCATCCTGCTCAATTAGGGTCTTTTCCGGTTCGGCGGCAGGGGCAATAGGCTCGGCGGGATCAGACATGAGTTTCCTCAAGGACAATTTACACGGTGAGCGCCACCGCTAGCGTTAATGACGAAAGTTCGTGATCTGGGTTTCAGTATTAGAATAAGGCAGCGTGGCGTCCAGGATCAGGGCGTCATAGATTTCGCCCTTCTCGCCTTCAGTCAGCGCGCCGGACTTCAGGCAATCGGTCAGCACTTCCTTGGCTACCGTGACAAACCGTTCCCATTCCCGGTCAATGAAAAACTGCATCTTCGGGTAGAACTTGTAGAACTCATTGTCATGGGCCGCGAACTCATAAAACGTGCCAGCCAGTTCCTTGGCGGTACGGGCAATCAGCCTATGGACCAGCCGATTGTCATCAGCCTTTTTAACTGACTTGGGGAGGATAATTCGCTCTCTGGCTTTCATTCGGCGGCCTGCTGGGCTTGGGGCGGCGGTTCAGGCTGGTTATGGGCCTCGATCAGCGAAAGCATGGATGAATGACTATCGGCCATTATACCTAGGTTAGTCTGATGTTCGGCCATCAGCATGTCATGGATCATTCTGGTTTTCTCGGCGGGACTAATCTCCATAGGCAGGAGAATTTTCATGCGCTCCGAAACTGCCTTATACGCATCAATGCCCTTTTGCTCCTGCTCAACCCGGTTCTTGGACTTGGCCTCAGATAGCGCCTCGCTCATCTTCTGCAATAGCTGACCCTGAGCCTGTAGCTGCTTCTGGGCTTCCTGTTCCTGCTGGCTGGGACCGGGCGGTCCGCCGTTAAGGATTTGTGGGCTGATCGTGTTCTTGATCCGCTCCGCGATCTTGTCGCTCATCGGGAAGTCAGCGGCCTTGACGAACAAATCACCGGCGATTTTCATCAAATCCGGGTCTTCCTTCATGAGCTGCATCATGGCGTTGAAGGCTTCCTGCCGGCGGGTGGCATAGGCAGGGCCAACATCTGCCTCTACATCATAGCGGCCAACCGAGGGATTGAAGATGCTTTGGACGGTTTCCTTGTCCTGCTGCTGCTTCTGCTCGTAAGCCTGTTGCGCCTGCGGGTTCACAGACACCTCATGCTCTACCCCATCCTCAGCCATGATCTTAATGATGCGGGGCGTGTCATAAATCTTGGGAATGAGGTCGATTAGCTGCTTGCCCACGAACCGTATCGCAAGGGCCAGATTGTCGATATAATGGTAGGTCGCGTTATCGCCCTGCCTCTGCCGCTGCTGGATGGCCACACCAGACTTCTCGTTGGATGGCATCCCAAGGTCAGCTTCGAACTGGCCCGAAACTTCCTTGATTTCCTGCGAGGCGATCTTAAGCCCTTCGATATAGGCTTGGGCCATGACAGGGGGCGCCTGACGCTGCGGTGCCTCTAGCTTCTGGCCCTTGTCATCATATTGGTTAAAGGGCAACCAAGCATGGTTAACGGTGTTGGCGCTGTCCCAGTAGGTTTCGAGGTTCTCGAACGCTGCCATAGGCCCGATGTAGGGCGTCTTGGACTGTAGCGCGACATGCTCAGTCGCGGCCGAATACCAGTAATTGGCAAGCCTCTGCGGGTCTTTCATGGCCCGCGTGTGGCCTTTACGGTCTAGCTGGCCGTTGATGATGGTTTCCTCGCCAATCACACGAACTAGCGGGATATAGCGGCCGGCCCAGGTAGAGCGGTCAATGATCTTGTCGCCAGCGATCAGGAACCATTCAACCTTGCGGTCCATGATGTCCCGCTCTTTCGTGCCGGGGTCGTCAATGGCCTGCTTGTATAGTTCTTTGTGCATCTGGTCCTGCCGCTCGGACTTGCGCTGTCCGGTCAG